ATTCGTGGAGTTTTTATCGGGTACAAGACAGCATACATGGGAACTGACCAGTGGAACAATACGGTTGCTATTGGTACTAATGCTCTTGTTGGAATGGACGACGCGGGTGTGCTCGGAGATCCGGGCATGAAATGGTCTGTTGGCGGAATTCCAACCCCGATTGCGACGATGGATATCGCGGATGCCAAAGATTTGGGAAGTGAATCACTTAACGAAATTGACTTCGCCACAACAAATAAATGGAGCGCAAGCGGTGATTTTGCTTTCACTGGAGAACAGGCAGTTTACACGCATTCGACTGGGTCTGGCGAAATCATCCAGTCCTTCGCCAACATGGCGGTGACAATTCGCCCCAACCGTTGGTATCGCTTGGGCTATGATGTTGCAGCCTACACAACGGACGTTAACTGCGAGATCAGTAACTATGATACACTATCGTATCCTATCTACAAACCCTGGCTTGATACCTGGGTGCGAACCAATAAATATCTGTACTTTCGTTCACGCCCGGATGTGGCGGACTATGCTACATTCAGGATTGCCTGCTCTTCGAGTGAGGGTGGAATGACCATCGACAATTTGTCTCTGAAGGAGGTGCAGGGTGGCGACCTGAATGCCAGTGGAAGTCTGATTGGAGGGTCGAATATCGTGGCCAGTGCAGGCACTTTGGCCTTGCCAGCCGGAAATTTATTTCATGTTACAGGCACCACGGGCATTACGACACTAAACACTTGTGATGGACTCAATGCAGGTCGGCAGGTAGCCTTGATTTTCGATGATGTGGTGACAGTGACGGACGGTTCGAATCTGGAATTGTCTGGGAACTTCACTTCTGCGGCAGACGAGATTCTAGCGTTAGCTTGTGATGGATTGGAATGGAAAGAGATTTCAAGGAGTCCAGATTTGGCTGACATTACCAAACCAGCTTCGGTGTCGGCGACCGCTCAAAGCGCGGCCATCACCACCACCAATCTCTTGGCTTCTGCCCCAGCCGGAACCTACCGCGTGGCTGGCTACTTGCACACCACCACTGCGAGTGATGGGGCCTGCACAAGCGCGTTGACTATCGGATACACCTACAATTCTGGAGCGAAAACCCTGACCCCGATTACGGGTCACTCACACGCGGTCGATGAAACGGCCAGCCAAGGAACCGCTATTCTACGTAACGATGCATCCGCGAACATCACGTATGCCGTTGATTTGACAGCCGGTGGAGGAGATTGTGCTAACGCCGTCTTTGATCTCTATGTAACATTAGAGAAATTACAATAGGAAACGGAGTGGTAATAAAGGGGATCTAAAATGAAATATGTTATAATTTTGCTTGCATGTGCTCTCTTAGTAATAGCACAAACCACAGTTCCATTGTCTTCTATTCGAGCATTAGGTAATGGTCTTGTACTTGTAGTAGTTGATAATTGGCCAGTGCCTGCGGCGCTTGATGGACTTGAGGTTGATACGTCTGGCACACAACCAATCTTACGAGTCACAGCTAATGGTGGCACACTAGTACCAATGCAACGTGTCGATTATGTGATTACTAGTAATATAGTTGAGTTTGGAGTACCTACACCATTTTCTGATCTATTAGTATACCGTAATGGCATGCTAATGAGTATTGATAATGACTATACTATTGCCGGTGGAATTGTAAGGTTTGTTGTAGGCCAAGCTCCACAACTAGGTGATATTGTAATTCTGCGCTGGGCAGGTAGTGATGGAGGTATATGAATCTCAATTTTCCAATCGTATTTCTGTTGCTTGCCCAAACAATGGTTCATGGCCCCTCACAAGTTCGAGACATTATTTGTGGAGACATGGGTCAAGTAACTAGTGATAATGGAGCAATGGTCGTACAACGAGTATCGCCCACAGAGTTGATATTTTGTCCTAAATGTACGGTAGCTACTCCAGGCTCATTTCGGTTCAATGAGTTAGTTGGTCAAATTACAAATTCGTGGGCATGTCAAGTAACCGAAGTTACAAGTACAGGTGCAGTAGGAGCATATATCTCGCTAGTCTATATTGACCAACCCTCTATCATTGTGAACTACTACGGCCCAATCATACTAGAATGTGAGCGCCCATTCATACAAGTAGTCAAGGCGGGTGCTGGCACAAATGGCTTTCAGGACTATTCTATCCCCATTGCTATGTGTGTTGGAAGTGGAGTCAATAAGGGCTTTACAAACTGTATTAACTATACAGTCAACACAGCAATTTGGTCGGGCTAGATTAAACATTTTACTATTGTGAAATAACGTATGAAGAAACTCTTAGCAAGTATCGTATTATCGGTATTTTTCATAGGGGGCGCTTTAGCTATTGAAGGCGTGCTTTGGGGTTGGAATCCATATGGAACTCTTAACCCTCTCATCCTTGGATATAATACTGATGGTATGACACCAGAACATAAGTTGCTGTGTTTGGATGCCATTTCCCGTTGGAGTGTTGAGGGATATGGAGTTGACATTCGACCCTACATTTGTATTCCAGACACCCCTATTTCTCTCGTCTTTCTTGAGCAACATATGGGCGGTTCTATTCCTTTAGCACAGTCTGACTTTCCGTGGTTTGGGAACTCTGCTTACATACGGATCAATGCTGATGCTGACTGGCAGACCTATGATCTATTGAGTGTGCTAGTACATGAGGTTGGCCATGGAATTGGCTTGTTACACGTCACAGAGCCTGACTCGATAATGCAGTATAGCTACACTGGATTTTACTTTCCATCTCTCAATGACTGGAATCGGGCTAGGACTTTGTATGCACCTAGAATAGCATCACCCCGTAGGAGATAACTAAAACAACTCCTAAAAATCTATAGTAAAATAGTACTAGAGGTAAATATGTACAATCCTTTTTCAGAAGTAATCAAGGCTCAGTGGCTGCCTGTCGCCGAGCGTGCAGTTGAACACCTGAATGTGAATGCTGTAGTTGATTACAACACAAAGTACGCTAACTACGTACAAAACTGGCAAAGTTATGGTAGTGAAGCGTGGTTTTCTACCCGTTATACATTACCTGTTCCAGAAAATGAGTGGGTAGTTGGTATTGTTGACTTTGAGAGTGGCGGTAAATCGTATAAGATCCCCGGTCCAGTACAAAGTAAAGATCTTGTATGTACAGCCAAACCCATGCCCAAACGTGAGACCGCGCCTGATGGTATAGTCGCTGAGTTCTCAGCTCCGTTCGACGCTAATGAACCTTTTGGCCGCTGGAGAGCAGGTAAATGGACTACCGCTCCTAATGGTCACAAAGCTGTGAACCCCCATAATGGACTTGAGTACAAACTTGAAGTCGTTAAGGGTCCAATTGGTAACCACATTTGGTGGACTCCAGTGCTACCCATTTAAAAGGAGTTTAACTATGGCCCGAGAGGACAAACGCCATGCGTCTTTTAATTCGGTGGTCGCACGGGCCATCGAGAGAGGCTAGAAGGAGTTTAACTATGGTAACCCCTGCTTTGGTACTGGCTACTATACAATCTGCCACTCAGTTTGGTACTGAGTTGCTTAAGTTTGCCCAAACTGAGGATGGCATGCGAATTATTCAGAAGTCCTTTGAAGACCGAGCCGCCTGGGATAAATTTTGGGTTGACGCTAGTGCGTGGTTCAAGAAGTTCGTTACAGGAGAACTATTCAAAAATGTTGGATAAGATTGGGCTTGACACTGGCAGTGGCCACATTTTAGTGGGCCTCTTGCTAGTTGTAGCTGCTATAGGCTGCGCTGTCCAGAATGTAGAAAATGGAATTACTACCGCTCTGCTCGTTCTGGCAACACAGTCCCTCCGTGAATCTTTGAAAGTAACTGGTGACGGCACCTAAACTACTTATGACTAAGTATGAAAAGCAGTCGATGGCTATCCAAGAGGCTTCTGAAGTAGGTAATCTACTTGAGCATATTGGATGGATTGACGTGATTTCTCCTAAATTGGAGAAACTGAAAGCTACTTACCTCAATCAATTGCCTGCTATGGTGCTCAATTCTGGTCTCCAAGTGCAGATGGGGATGACAAAAGAGCAGTTAGCAGGCAAGATTGAAGGTCTCAACTACATTATCTATCTCATTGAGAAGATTCTGCGGGATGGTGAAAAAGCTTTCGTTGAACTAAATACACCAGAATAATAATTAGTGTATACTTAAAGGAGTATTATGCCCGAGCAAAATATTGAAGTACCGACCGCGCCTGAGGCTGGCGAAAAGCCCGAAGATAGATCCGCACTAAGTCCTGTAGAACCAGTTGTTCCGGCTCCTGAAGTAACGCCGGAAGAACCAGCGTATAGTCCTCCTCCGTCTGATACGGAACAGAGGCAACAGGCGCGGGAAAACATTTATCAGAAGTACTACGGAGAAAGGAACCCACCGGCTCCAGCCCCCGAGGAAGAGTCTACACCCCTTCCAGTCACAACTCCGGTTGAGGTAAAGCCACCTGAGGTTGTACCCGACCCTGTAGTGACCCCGGTCGCTACACCACAAAGCGATAACGATATTCGTCAGGAACTTGCTGCCCTTAAAGAATTGCTTCTACAACAGCAGGCCACAAAGTTGGCACCCCCAACTCCACTACCTGCGGCACCCAACGTGCCCGAATCCGCTCCTGTAGAGGAACGAGATTGGATAGATTACTATCGTGATGGAGATTCTGAAGAGGGCCTTAAGGCGCTAGCAAAACAGATTGGTCAGCAGAATAAGGAACAAGTTACTGCTGAGTCACAAGCGGCGATGCTTCAAACCATTGAGATGCTTGAAGCCAGGAAAAATATGGAGATGCATGCTACGAGAGTAAGGGATGCGCATCCTGAACTTGCTAGTATGCAGGACGTTTTTAACGCAGCCCTCAATCATGATATTGAGACTGCCAAGAACTCTGGGTTGGTTAAAACCTACGATGAACTAGCGAAGTTTTATCAAGAGCGACTTGACTCTTATGTACTAAACGCGAATAAGATTGCCCAGTTGAACCGCGCTGCTGGTGCTAATGATGCTTCTGTCAGGGAACAAGAGGTTATAAGTTCGACAGTGTTAAAACCACAAGATATATCGAACTCCGGTGAAAGGCCGACCGCTCCAACGGAACCGCCAAAGCCGGGTGATCCCATCCGAGCCTACATGGAAATGAGGCGCAAGCAGCAAGCACGTCGTGATAGAATTCCTGCTCCACGCAGAGTTCTATAACGAGCCAAAGTAGAACAACAAGGAGAATAAATTATGGCTGGTCAACAGTGGAGTGTTGGTTCTCTTGGCGGCACCGGCGTCGGCGCTGTTGCTTATCTGTCCGAACGGTTGCGGTCCATTGCTCAGCCCGAGTTTCGTCTGCGTCAATTCGTTGATGCTCAGGAAGCTATCGGGAAGGGCCGAGGTGACACGTGGTTGTTCGATAAGACGGGCAACGTCGCAACTGCAGGCGGTACGCTAGTTGAGACCAACACAATTCCCGAAACGAACTATGTGACTAATCAGGGTACTGGAACGATTACTGAATACGGTAACTCTATTCCGTACACCCTGAAAGTCGAAACGCTTTCTCAGTTCGCCATTGAACCCCTCGTCGAGGGCAAGTTGCGCGACGATATGGTTAAGGTGATTGAGAGTGCTTGTGGCGATCAATATGTTGCTACCGAATACATCGCAGTCTGCTCGTCTACAGCAGCGGTTGCTATTACAACTAATGGTACCGCGACTGTAACAGCTACCGCTAACTTGTCCGCTGCTAATGTCCGCACCATGGTAAACTTCCTCAAGACGAAGTTGGTGCCGACTTATAGTGGTGGTGCGTATGTGTGTGTCGGCTCCGTGAACCTGCTGAGCGGCCTGCACTCTGACGTTGCGACAGGCGGCTGGATTGACATCAGTAAGTATACTGGTGAATTCGCTAGAAACCTCCACAACGGAGAGATTGGTAAGTTTTACAATTGCCGTTTCATTGAGGAAACCGGCTACTTCTCGAACACGATTGGTAACACCTCTATCTATGGAAGTGGAGTAATGTTTGGTGCAGATAACGTGTATGAAGCTGTCGCGTCACCGGAGGAAATTAAGGTTAAAAACTCCGCTGATTATGACCGTGACTTGGGGCTGGCGTGGTACGCGCTGCTCGGCTTCAAGATCGTCTGGGCTTTTGCCACAGATGCTGAACAGCACATTATGTACATCAGTTCTGCGTAAAGGAGATTATCATGGGTTACAGCGATCAGATGTTTTACACGCGACCCCTGTTGCTGTGGGGACAAGCAGTGTCCTTCGGGACTACTACAGCCTCCAGCGTAACGGGTGCTAATGCCACAGACGTGGCTCCACAAATCCCGACTTTCACTCGGCGTAGTATTGTTAATGCAATGGTGCTTCGATGCACGGTTATTCCTGATGCTGGTTCAACCGCCTTGGTTGCCCACTTCATGAATGGTACGGACACTGCTGGTACCGTAACACTAACCACAGCTACTGCCGATGAGGAACTGGCTTTCACCATGGTAGCGGCCTCTGCCGTTATTGCGTCGGGTTCTCAGCCCACTATTAAGATCACCGGCACGTCTACAGCGTCCGCCGATGCTCAGGGCTCATACGATATTTGGGCTGAAGTTCAGGAACTGCCAGAGTCTGCGTAGTTCTCAGCTAAGTATCTAGACTAGGGGGTCCCCTACTGCTAACGGAGAGTTTACTAGTAACTCTTCCTCGGGGGTAGGGGGCCTTTTCTTTTATGAAATTTACCAAGGAAGAACAAGTTCTCCTCAACCTGCAAGATTGGGCCTCTTTCAATGAGGCTCCTTCATGGACTCTTTACCGTGCGGAGAAGGACAGGGTCCTCATTTTTCCTGATATTGTTAACGAGTGGATAGTCTGGTTAAATGAGCATACTAGTCCTTGGACCCTAGGTATTGACGCACACCGGCCCTTTGGTAACTCTTCTGCTATTCAAGGATGGAGAGAAAATAAACCCTTTGTTTCCACACAGTTCATTCTACATGTTGACCTGGATGGACGAGTAGTACTAGAAGTAGATTGGGATATAGGCAATCCTGATGGCGGACTTCTTCCCTTAGCAATCCATGGTCTTGAGTACATCTTCTACAGGGTTTTCCGAACTAAGACTAATCCCTTCTTCATTCATAAGGCACTGGTACGCCGTTTCGAGAAAGAGACCTTGACATCGTAGTTTCAATGTGTTACAATGAGTACTAGAGGTAAACATGGCTATTAAGCGTGCGCCTAACACTGAACTTGTCACTGACATCCCTAATCCTGACGTAAAAGATATTGATCCACTAACTCCTATTGTGGAGCCACCTGCTCTTAACGATGAACCCTTGGCTAAGACCACGACTAGGACCAACTGGGGTGCGCTTGCAAGCGCCAAAGTATGGCCCACAGAGTGGCTTTGTCAATTCTATCGGTCATTCCACCGAGTTGATACTTCCTGTCATACCCGCGTTCGCCCGCGTGTTGAAAATATTAAAGGCCATATGAACGGCTGTTCCAACGATATTGGGACGAGCTTTCATGTAACTTTTGAGAAGCGAGACATACCCTGTCCTCTCTGGGCAGAGTTAGAGGAAGCAGGTATTGAGGCTCTTGACTTCCGTTGCGATGTGTGTGATAGGGTCATGCCCTTTAGTCCCCTTCACATTCTTAACCATATGCGACCACATACTGGCAAGAGCAGGAAGACCCGGCCTGGGGGTAAATTCCAGTTTACACTGTCTTACGATATTCCGTTTGTTGATACCTCCCACGAATTATAATCATGGCTGAACCCAAACTGCCCAAGTGGGCACTGTATGAAAGCGCATGTTACCTTCAGAAAGAGGGCCTTGTCTTTGGGGCAGGGCCTCTTTACCATCCTCCGGCTATCACTCGGGTAACCAACGCCCACCAAGTAACTAGTAACTTCAAGGGTTTTGCCTCGAACTACTATTCCTTTGTGGTATTTGGCGGCAAGTTGGGAGAGATTGTACCAGAGGAAAGGTACACTTTACTGAGAGACGCAGCGCCTACCTTAAAGACGGGTGGTTACCTAACCTTTATAGTACCCACTAAAAACTTTGACTTGGAAGCTATACGTGCCACCATTGGAGAGTTCCGGCATTGGACTGAGAAGACTTCGTTTATAAAGGATGATGTGCTCTTTGCTATCTTCAAAGCAGGTAGCACAGGTAGGCATGGAGTAGATATTCCAAAACCCAAGCCCCAAGTAAAGAGAGCTTGTATTTGCAGGCTCGGTGCTATCGGTGACATGATAATGGTCACTCCTCTCATTGAGACATTGAAGAAGGATGGCTATCATGTAACTGTCAACACGTCTCCTTATAGCGCTGATGTCCTAGAAAACAATCCCAACGTAGACAATATACTAATTCAAGAGCGCAACATTATTCCTAACAATGAACTTGGCCCCTACTGGAATCATTGGAAACCCCGGTACGACAAGTACATTAACCTATCCGAATCAATTGAAGGCGGTCTCCTGAAGGTGGAAGGAAGACGTGCCTACTTCACCACGCGGGATTGGAGATGCAAAACCTGTGATGCTAACTACTACGACAAGACTTTGGAGTTGGGGGGATACCTTGAGGTAACAGGACTTAATGGTAAGATCTATCTTACGGCTAAAGAGAAGTCTGCTGCTCATAGGACACTAGCTCCGTTCCGCGATAAGTTTCGAATTGGAGTAGCACTAGTAGGATCGTCTCATCATAAGAGTTACCCTCTTATGGGACCTACCATCTCACGGTTCCTGGACCAGCATCCTGACGCTACCGTTGTACTTTTAGGAGATGAGAGTGCATCTCGTGTGACCTTTGTCCACCCCCAAGTCTATG